ACATCGAGGGCGCACTCATCAAGGCGGCGGTCAACTTCCAGATAACAGGCAAGGGCAAGAAAACGTATAAGGATCTCTTCAAGAGCGCGGTCTTTGTCACTCCGGACTATATTCCCCACGGACTGAAAGGCTCTCCGGAAAAGCTCTTGGAATCGGGGAAGCTGACCGTGGACAAGAGGCTTGTGAGAGTCAACAACTCGGGCGTTGAAAGGATGCGTCCCATGCTCAGGAACTGGTCCCTGGAATTCGACATCGAGGTGCATGATCCCCAGATCCCCCGGGAGGTGGTGAAGGAGGTCCTGGACCTTGCAGGCAAGCAGTACGGCATCGGGGATTTCAGGCCGAGATATGGAAGATTTATGGTGACACGGTTTGAATAGGGCAAGGCATGGTGGGGCGAAATATAGTGTGGCGGGCTTGGTCTTGGTGTGGCGTGGTTGGCGCGGTGAGCTGAGTCAAGGCAAGGCAAGGCAAGGCAAGGCGAAACACCCCTTCGGGGGTGTCACCGGATGATGTCCGGTCTGATGAGCCTCAAGGCAAGGCGGGCTGTGGCCGGGTTACGGTCAGGCGCGATCGGCCGAGGTTAGGCGGGGGCAGGTGCGGCTCGGCAAACGCTGGCATGGCGAGGCGAGTTTTGGCAAGGCAAGGTCTGGCAGGGCAGGGATTATTTCCTTGTGAGGTTCTATGAACGAGGCCGTCAACCGAAAGCAACTGCAGATAATCCACGTCGCCCTCGGTCAACTGCGACTTGACGACACGGCGTATCGGGCCATGCTGAAAGACCGTTACAATGTTGAATCCAGCAGGGGCCTCTCGTACCGGGAGGCAAGCGACCTGATAGATCACCTCAAAGGGCTCGGTTTCCGGCTGAAGACGAAGCGGACCCCTCCCCAGAATCCCTGCTGGCCCTGCGCTCCCCGGACGCCCGGCATGCCCCTTCCGGAGAACGTCGTCGTCCTCGCGAGTCCGGGTCAGCTCCGGATGATCGAGCACCTTGCCGCCGACATCAAGTGGCGCCACTGGGACGGGTACCGCAGGTGGCTGAAGAAATACTTCAAGATCGATCAGGTCCGGACATCCCCCGAGGCGCACGACGTCATTGAGGGCCTCAAGAGAATGTGGAAGGATCAGAACGGCTGCGCGTGCAGGAGGGCGGGGAACCGGGGATGATGAACGAGTGGATCGAGACGATCATCGGCGAGATCACCATCGAGGACCTCCCTGACTCCTACCGTGAGGTGGCCCGCGCCATCGGCATCGAGAACGCCGTGAGGCTCTCCTCCGTGGTGGGGGGCCTGGCCTACTACTTTCCCCAGATGGAGGGGATCCTCAGGAAAAAACGGGACGAGTGCATACGGCGGGAATTTAACGGCAACAACCACCGGGACCTCGCCAGGAAATACGGTTTGACAGAGAGATGGGTCCGTGAGATAGTGGAGGAGAAAATCCCCCAGGACCTTTTGTTCGACATATCCTCTCATTGAAGCAATTTCCTGAACCACTTCAAAGGACTTCCCTTCCCCGAATCTTTTAGACTCTTAGGGTGAACGAACACCTCTCCTTTATAGCGCAGGATGCCGGGCCCGTCGCACCCGGTGTCCTGCGTCCATCAGACGATAACCCCCACGCCCTGGTGAAGTCCTGGAGGGGAACACGTCCGGTGCAAGAACCGGGCGGTCCCCTACCAGGCAGATTTTCGGGAGGTGCCCTGTGATACCCAGGCGCCCGGCGGAGTGCTTCATGAAGCTCGACGACACGCAGCTCCTCGCCCTGTGCATCTACGGGGAGACGGGCAAGAAGTTCATAACGGGCCAGCAACTCGGTGTGGCGTCGTGCATCATGAATCGGGTTAAAAACCGGTATGCAGGCCAAACATTGCAGGACGTAATCCTCTCTCCCGTGCAGTTTCCCTGTTTCCAGGTCGGCAATCCTAACCGCCTGGGCCTCATGGCGATCGCCGGCGGATGGGACAAGGCGTTCCAGAAGAACAAGCACCTCCGCGAGTGTTACCGGATCGCCGAGGGTGTCATGAACGGAGATCTCCCGGACAATGTCTCCGGGGCAACCCACTACAAGAGAAGCAAAGACCAGGCTCCCTGGTCGGAGACGAAGGAACTCGTCGCCGTCATCGGCGACTACGAATTCTACGCATAACAGGAGGCATGAGCATGATCAGCGAAGCAAAGAAATACCTTTTGCGGTTTGGAATTCCCCTCGCCGCCATGATCGCCATGATCGCCATCCTGAGACCTGAGAACATCGTCCTCGTGGTCTACAAGATGTGCCTCATCGTGATAGGGCTCGTCCTGTGCGAGCTGATCTGGGTGATAAGCTACAAGCCCGTTTTCGGAAAGATCGAGGAGCTTGAGACCTATGAGAAGCGCAGTGTCCTTATTTTTCGCGGCATTCTTTATCTCGCTATTGTCCTGGGTATTACCTGGGGACTGTAGCGCCCTCGACAGGTGCCTGAAGTACCGCGCCCAGGTGATCCGCGAGGCCCGCTACCATATCGGCCTTAATGCCCCCTGGCACCTCTTCCTCGGCCAGATCGAACAGGAGAGCGGATGCCGGCCCGGCGTCACCGCTTTCGACGGCGGCGCGGGCCTGGGTCAGTTCATGACGTCGACGGCCAAGTGGATACAGGACCGCGAGGAGGCTCTCCGGGAGATCTCCGTGAAGCCGTCCCCGTATGACGCCCACTGGTCCATCCGGGCCCTCATCCTCTACGACCGGTATCTGTATGGCGTAGTGGCGTGTGAGGGCTGGCACTATGCATTTCGCGCTTACAACGGCGGCCAAGGCCTTTTGAACAGGGAGATCCGCCGCGCGGGGTCCTGCGACCGGAAAGCGATAGAGGAGCAGTGCCGCCGCAAGGTACTCCGGCTCAAGAACGGCAGCCTTCTCGACCTGTGCCGGGTGAATATCGACTACCCGCGCCAGATCGAGCGAAGGGGGGAAAAGTACAGATGAGTACAGAATTAGTCTGGAAGGTAGCCAAGTTCGCCGTCCCCTTCATCGTCGGCCTCATTGTCGGGGGTCTCATTGTGGGCAAGGCGAAGCAGGTACAGATGGACGCCGTCAAGGTGGAGTTGACGAAGACACGGCAGGAACTGGCAACATGCCAGGACGCGAACGCGACGAGCCAGGCGACGATCGGGAGCATGAAAGCGGAGCTGCAATCCGCACAGGCGAACTGCACGGCGCGCCTGAGGCAGAAGGAGCGCACGGCCGCCGAGATCACACGGATAGACAACCTCAAACCGGGGGTGAAGGCAGATGAGACAAAGGGCAATACTGGCAATAGCGGTGCTGGCGATCCTATCCTCGATGCTCTCAACGGGATGTTCATCGACGATGGAAAACCGGCAGATCGTGAGGACTGAGTACGTGAGACAGGAGATTCCCGAGCCTCCGGCGCCGCCGGAGTACTACCCGGTCACCTTTGTCAAGAGGGACGGGCATTACTGCACGTCGGACGACGCAAGCGCGCGGAACATCCTCAAGAACCGCGTCCTTGACAGGGGCTACCAGGCGGAGATGAGAGGCACCCTCTCGGGCCTGAAGGAAGGTGGCAGATGACCCCCGAGCCCGCGCAGGCAATAGGAGCGATTGCGACGATCGTGGAGAAGCTCGGTGCCCTGCCGGTGGGATCGATGTTCATCGTCATCGTCTTCGGTCCCTGGATATTCTCCTTCATCATGTCCCGGGTCCAGGAGAAGCGCTTCGACGCCATGAAGGAGATGTACAAGAACAACGTGAAGCTCGTCGAGTCCTTCGACAAGCTGGCGAGCGGACTCAACGACGTGGTGACGCTCAACACCGCGAAGTGGAGCGAGGCGATCGACAAGATCAACGCGAACCAGTACTGCCCGCTGGCACGGGTGAAGAAGGTCCGGATGGAGGATATGCATGGGTGAGATAGCGAGGCTCAAGACGGAGATACAGGCGAGGAGGTTCCGGGCCCTGGAAATCGCGGCGGAGATCGACCGCAAGGTGAAGGACATCAAGGAGGCCCTTGCCGGCTATCCCCTCACGAAGCCCGAGAACCTACGGCTCGCCATGGTGGCGGAGATCTCCTCCGAGCTCGAGAGGCTCCAGGCGGACTACCTCCAGCTGCAGTGCGAGATCGAGCGTGCCGAGAAGGAGCTGCAATAGATGGCGAAGAGGTCCTACCAGATCGAGACGCGCGAGGACGCCTACAACACCTGGCGCTTATGCGGACAGAACGTGGAGCAGACCCTCGCCGAGCTCAAGAAGAAGGGCTACTCCATCTCGAAGCCGACCCTCTACGACTGGATGGAGAAGTACGGGTGGAAGGACCGGGCGACCCGGGCCGAGGTGTACGAGAAAAAGACGGGCGACCCGGCCATGAGCGCAGAGGCCCGGGCGCTTCTGTCCCTGGAGAAGGTCCAGGCGCGCTACGAGGAGTACTTCGAGACCCTGGGACCGGGCAAGGTCGACAACCAGGCCATGTTCGCCTACACGGGGATCGTCAAGTCCATCACGGAGATAAAGGCCAAGACGGGTGCCGTCAAGGCGGCGCTCTTCCTCGACTTCATGAAGGACCTCATCGGGTATCTCGGGAAGAACGACCCGGCAGCCCTCGAGGCGATCGAGCGGAACTTCGACGACTTCGTGAGATACGCACAGGAGACGTATGCCGCTTAGCGCAAAAGACAGGATGTTCAACCGGGAGGTCGAAGCCCTCCGGGCCCTCATTCAGAGCAAGGCGAAACCCTTCTCCGATGACCGTAACGCCCAGCGCGAGAGGGTGAGCCAGGCCAGGAATGACCTGGAATACTTCGGCTTGACCTACTTTCCCCATTATCTCGATACGCCCCCTTCGGAGCTGCACAGGTACTTCTCCCTGAGGTACCCGCAGATGGTCCTCCGGGCGAGCGAGACGGGAGAGGGAGACCGGGAGGCCGACGCGGCGCCGAGGGGTAACGCGAAGTCCACCTGGACCACGCTCATCCTTCCGCTGTGGTGTGCCGCGTATAGACATCGGTTGTTTCCGCTCATCGTCAGCGAGACGGCCGCGCAGTCGGCGGACTTCATCTCCTTCATCAAGGCAGAGCTCGAGACGAACGAGAGGTTGAAGCAGGACTTCCCGGACCTTTGCGGCGAGGGCCCCGTCTGGCAGGCCTCCCAGATCATCACCAGGAACGGGGTAAAGATCAGGGGCGTCGGCGCCGGCCAGAAGCTCCGCGGCATGCGCCACGGATCCCGCAGGCCCGACCTCGTCATCTGTGACGACCTCGAGAACGACGAGTCCGTGGAGTCCCCGGACCAGCGCAAGAAGCTGGAGAAGTGGTTCTATAAGGCCCTCATGAAGATCGGCCAGCCCGATACGGTCTACATCGTTGTCGGCACCATCCTCCACTACGATTCGCTCCTCGCGAACCTCCTCAAGAAGCCAGGGTGGAAGGGGCGCAAATTCAAGGCCGTCTTGAAATGGTCGCAGTCGAAGCTCTGGGAGAAGTGGGAGCAGATCTTCGCGGACGTGAGCGTCGGCAAGGAAGAGGCGGAGTCCGCGGCGGACGCGTTCTTTGCGGAGCGCCAGGCGGAGATGCTCGCCGGCACCGAGGTCCTCTGGAAGGAGCGGGAACCCTACTACTACCTCATGAAGATGTACGTCTCCGAGGGACCGGCGTACTTCAACTCGGAGAAGCAGAACGAGCCCCTGAACCCCGAGGACGCCGTCTTCCTCGAGGAGTGGGTCCAGTACTATGACGATGACGAGGTCGACCTCTCCGGGCTCCAGCAGGGCTGCGCCATAGACCCCTCGATGGGCAAGAAGTCGCGCGCGGCCGACCCCTCTGCCATCATCGGCGGCAGGATGAAGGACGGCATCATCTATCTAACCGTGGCAGACATCGAGAAGAGGCACCCCGACAAGATCATCGACGACTTCATGACCTATCACGCCCGGGACCGCTTCGGCCAGGTCGTGATCGAGGACGTGCAGTTCCAGGAGTATTTCAAGGACGCCTTCGAGGCAGAGACCCACAAGCGGGGCATGACGGTCTACGTCGAGGGCGTCAAGCCCAACGTCGACAAGGACCTGCGCATCATCACCCTGCAGCCCTGGGTGAAGAACGGGTGGATCCGCTTCAAGAGGCAGGGGATGGGCGAGCTGATAAAGCACCTCATCTACTACCGGCCCCGGGGCAAGGGAGGCCATGACGACGGGCCGGATGCGCTGGAGATGCTCAAGACGCTCCTCGAGAAGGGCCTCGCCGGGTCCGTGGAGTATACGACGGTGGCCACCCGGGGAGTCTTCAAAGGGGATCACGATGACGACGACCACAAGGTGAGGTTTTCCTCGAGAGGAGCATGGTGATGAGACAGGCGAAAAAAGGGCCCTATTTTGAGGCCGGGCCCTCTGTAAGGGCAAACACCCGTATGAACCCGTTGACAGGTGTTATAACTATGTCAACGGCGAACTGGGAGGCCTTCTAATTATGCTCGTAGACCAGTTCGGCCGGGAGATCCGTTCCAACAAGCCCATCCTCGAAGAAATCGCCGTCCAGACGGTCCGGGACCGCTACAGTTCCTACCCCTCCCAGGGGCTCACCCCGGAGCGCCTCGCCCGGATCTTCAAGGAGGCGGACCAGGGAGACGTGACACGCCAGGCGGAGCTCTTCGAGGAGATGGAGGAGAAGGACCTCCACTTGACCGGGATCCTGCAGTCCCGCAAGCTCGCGGTGACGGGCCTCGAGTGGGACGTCCTGCCGGCCTCCGACAGCGCCGAGGACAAGAAGATCGCCGCGGCCGCAAGGGAGATGGTGGAGTACATCGAGAACTTCGATGACGCCCTCATGGACATCCTCGACGCTGTGGGGAAAGGTTTCTCCGTGTCGGAGATCATGTGGGAGATCTCCGAGGGACAGGTCTGGGCGAAGACCCTCGAGTGGGTCCACCAGAAGCGCTTCACCTTCAACTCGCCCCAGGCGCTCCTCAAACATCCCCGGCTCCTCACCGACGACGCGCCCGTCTGGGGCGAGGACCTGCCTCCCAACAAGTTCCTCGTCCACGCCTACAAGGCGCGATCGGGAGCGACGCCGCGCGGAGGGCTCCTTCGCCCCTGCGCCTGGATGTACCTCTTCAAGAACTACGACATCAAGGCCTGGCTCATCTTCAACGAGCTCTTCTCCGTCCCCATGCGGATCGGCAAGTACAAACCGGGCGCCACGCCGGGCGACATCGACGCCCTCAAGCGCGCTGTCTTCAACCTCGGCGTCGACGCGGCAGCGGTCATCTCCGAGTCGACGATGGTCGAGATCCTGGAGTCGAAGGTGACGGGCACGAACAGCTCCCACGCGAAGTTCGCCGAGTTCTGCGACAAGGGGATGAGCAAGGCGGTCCTCGGGCACACGGGCAATGCAGAGGGTACGCCGGGCAAGCTCGGCGCCGAGAGGCAGGCGACCGAACTGAGGCAGGACCTCATGGAGTCCGATGCCCGGGCGCTCATGAAGACCGTCAAGTTCCAGCTTCTCGCGCCCTGGGTCGTGTTCAACTACGGGCCCGGCAAGGGAGTCCCCATATTCAAGATCCACTGCGAGGAAGAGGAGGACCTCGAGAAGACGGCGAAGGTCTACGGCATCCTGGTGAAGGACGCGGGCTTCGAGGGGATTCCCGAGGGCCACATCTATGACCGCTTCGGTATCCCGAAGCCCCAGGCGGGAGAGAAGACCCTCAGGCTCCGGCAGCCGGGCGGACCCGGTGATGACGCCCCCGACGTCGAGAAGACGGCCCACAAGGCGGATACGACGGACGGTATCGATAGCCTCATTGACGCCCAGAGGTACGTCGACGCCCTGGCGGACGATGCCCTTTCTCAGGGTGCGATCGACATGTCGGCCGTCGAGCGGATCGTCGAGGAGGCGGAGTCCTTTGAGGACCTCCAGGCGAGGCTCGCCGAGGTTTACGCCGGCATCGGCATGGACGGCTTCCGCCGTGTCCTGGCGGAGGCGATGGTCCGCGCCGACCTGAAAGGGAGGTCCCTCGTATGATCTCCTTCCAGATACCCCTTCCCTTTGATGACGCAAACAGGTCTTTCAGGGACAGGACGGCCCTCACCCCGGACCGGTACAAGCAGTTGACCGCCGAAGCGAGGGCGAAGGCCTTCACGGTCTCCGGCGTCACGCGGATGGACGTTCTCACCGACATCCACGGCGCCATCGACAGGGCAATGACCGAGGGCACGACGTTCGCCGAGTTCAAGAAGGAAATGAGGGAGGTCATGTCGCGGCGGGGCTGGGAGGGTTTGAGTCCCTATCGGCTCGACACGATATTCCGCACGAACGTCCAGGCCGCCTACCAGGCGGGCCACTACCAGAGGCAGATGGAGGTCGCCGGCAGTCACCCGTACTGGCAGTACGTGGCCGTGATGGATGCAAGGACGCGCCCGGCCCATGCCGCGATGAATGGAAGAACCCTCAGGTACGACGACCCCTTCTGGTCCACAAGCTATCCCCCGAACGGTTTCAACTGCCGCTGCACCGTGCGGGCGCTGACGAAGGGAGAGGTCTCCCGGGAAAGACTCCCCATCGAAGAGGACGCGCCGGGCATTGCAGACCCCGGGTTCGGCACCAACCCCGGAGAGGTGAGCTATCGCGACGTCCTGGCGACAAAGAGCATCGACCTTTCTTCCCGGGAGAAATGGGTACCGTTGATCGACCGCGGTATCGCAGAGGCAGGGCGGCCATCGGCCATCCCTTATGACCCTATGCCGGCGAGACTGGGGCCTACGCTGAAAGAACTCGACAATGATCGGGTCAGGCTCAGAAGCCTTTTCCACAAAGCGATTGGCGGCAAGAGCGTCGTTATCAACACGCCTGACAGAGACTCGATCATCCTCTCCGGCTATCTCTTCGATCACCTGTCTCTGGACGGCAGGGAGGCCTACTTTCCCCTTATCAGGCACGTCCTGGAGGATCCCTTTGAGATCTGGCTCACGCCCATGAAGGGGGAGCAGACAGGCCGGGTCGTCATGCGCAAGCGGTTCATCCGGTTCTTTCAGGACAAGAGGAAACACCGCCTTATGCTCGTTGGCGAATACCAGGGCGGAACATGTGTGGGGTTCACCTTCTTCCGGGGTGACAAGGAGGGATACTTCCTGAATCAGAGAATGGGGTGGTTGCTGTATGAAAGGTAGGAGCAAGCAACTCCTGGAAGCCGCAGCGTTCTGCGCCGGAGTATCGGGAACCCAGGCCCACTCCGGTGGATTGGACAGAAGTTTATCACACCGGGAGGAGATGTCAAGGTGCAGGTAGACGTCGAGATTAAAGACAGGGAAGTAAAACGGGTCTTTACCCGGCTCATGAGGAACGCTAAGAACCTCACGCCTGCCTTCCGGGAGATCGGCGAGATCGTCCGGTCCTCGGTGGTGAAGAATTTCCAGGCAGGCGGCCGTCCCGAGAAGTGGGTACCGACGAAGATCAGGTCCATCTACCTGGCCTACCTGGGCAGGGGAAAGAGAAAGCGCAAGGCCTATACGCTCAGGGGAGGTCTTACAAAGGGCTTCGCCCGATACACCTCCGGGAAGAAGACCCTCATCGACAGGGCACGGCTCCAGAACTCGGTCACGACCCGCGCCGAGGCCGACAAGGTGACGGTGGGCACGAATCTGGTCTATGCCCGCATCCACCAGCTCGGCGGCATGGCGGGAAGGAACAGGAAGGTGAAGATCCCCGCGAGACCCTATCTCCTCGTCCAGGACGAAGACTGGGCACCGATCGGGCAATGCCTCCGGGGATTTCTCATGAAAGGAGCACAGGGATGAAGAATGGACTGGTCCTTATCTGCAAGGACGTCGAGGGCAAGGTGCCCGCCGAGATCCAGGTGATCCCCTACGGGCACCACGACACCCCGAAGGGGCCCTTCACGCTCGACGACGAAGGGGCTCGGGGGATCATCGCGGCCTTCGAGGCGCAGACGAACGACATGGTCATCGACTACGAGCACCAGACGATCGCGGACCCGCCCGTTGAGGCCCCGGCCGCGGGGTGGATAAAGAAGCTCGTGAACAGGGGCGCCGAGGGCATATGGGCCGTCATCGAGTGGACGGAGAGGGCGAAGCAGTATATCGCCAACAGGGAATACAGGTACGTCTCGCCTGTCTTCCTCAAGAGGGTCTCCGACAACAGGGTGATCCGGCTCATCAACGTGGCGCTCACGAACCAGCCGAACATAGACGGCATGGTTCCCCTCGCCAACAAGCTCGGCTTCGAGGGGGACACAAATACAAAGGAGGCAACCATGAAAGAACTGTGGAAGCTCCTCGGCCTGTCCGAGGACGCAAAGGAAGAGGCCGCGGTCGCGGCGGTGAACAAGCTCAGGGGTGACCTTGAGGCGAAGAGGGTTGTCGTCATCGCCAGCAAGGGGGTCCTCGACGCCCTGGGCCTCGCGGAGACAGCGACGGAGTCGGAGATCATCGGCACCATCGAGGCGATGAAGCAGTCCCACACGAAGATCGACGACGTCGTTAAGGAGCTCAACACCCTCAAGGCGGGTTTGATCCAGAGGGACGCCGACGGCGCCGTCGAGATGGCGATGAAGGAGGGCAAGATCACCCCTGCACAGAAGGACTGGGCCCTTGACTACGCGAAGCGTGACCTGGAGGGGTTCCGGGTCTTCGTCTCGAAGGCCCCGGTCGTCGTCATCGAGGGCAAGGTGGTCACGGAGCACAAGGAGACCGGCGCCGGGATCGATGACGTCCAGGCCCAGATCAACAAGATGTGCGGCGTCGATGAGGAGACGTTCAGGAAATACAACAAAGGGGGTGAAGCATGACCGCATTGACTGGAGACAAGACAACCGAATACACCGAGGGAGCGGAGCTCTCCATTCCTGTCGACGATGGAGACAAGATCTATGCCGGCGCCCTCGTGTGCGTGAACGCCGACGGGTATGCCGTCCCGGGAGCGGACACGGCGGGCCTCATCTTCGAGGGCATTTCCCGTGAGAGCGTCGACAACAGCCTCGGGCAGGACGGGGATGTGAGCGTGACGGTCCGCAGGCGGGGCCTCTTCAAGATGGCCTTCGGCCACGAGATCTCCCAGGCGAACGTGGGGGACCAGGCCTTCATCGTCGACGACCAGACGGTGGACCTGGCGGCGAACTGCGCGAACGACATCTTCTGCGGGATCATCGCCGACGTCATCGACTCCACCCATGCCTGGGTGGACATCCTCCCCGCGATCCTCCAGGCGGACGTGGCCTCCCACATCGCCGACACATCGGGGGCCCATGCCGCCTCCGCGATCTCCACGACGGACGCGGGGAACCACTTCGCCGCCGCCGAGGCATCCGTCGAAGACCAGCTCCAGAAGCTCGGCAAGGGGCCCTTCTTCCTCACGCTCCCGAGATTCACGGGATGGACGAAGGACGGCACCGACAAGACCATCGTCCTGCCGGCGATCGAATCGCCGAACCCCGTCATCGTGAAACGGGCATACGCGAACCTCGGCACGGCCCCGGGGCCTGACAAGACCTTGACGCTCAAGCTCAACGACACGGAGCTCCTCTCCATCGCGGGAACAGACACCCAGGGAGAGGCCGAGGCCCTTTCGATCGCCGTCGCCAAGGACACGGACTTCGTCATCAAGGCGAACGAGACGGCGTCGGGAGCCGCCGCGAACTGCGACATCACGCTCGTCATGTACATCGATGACGGCGAATAAGAGAGCCCACAAAGGAGGCATGCAATGATCATCAACCAGGCAGCACTTTCCGGGATCTACAAGACCTTCAGCACCATCTTCAACCAGGCGCTGGAGATCGCGAAGAGCCAGGTCGACCTTATCGCCATGCGGGTGCCCTCGACGGGCAGGAGCGTCGACTACAAGTGGCTCGGGGCCTTTCCGAACATGCGCGAGTGGCTCGGGGACCGGGTGATAAAGGACCTCTCCGGCTTCCATTACGAGCTGCTGAACAAGTCCTACGAGTCGACGATCGAGGTCGACCGTGACGACATCATGGACGATCAGATCGGCGTCTACACCCCCATGATCCAGGGGCTCGCCCAGGCCGCGAAGATCCACCCCGACATCCTCGCCTTTGCCCTTCTCAAGGCGGGGTTCAGCACAAAATGCTTCGACGGGCAGTACTTTTTCGACAGCGACCACGAGGTCGCGGGGGCATCCGTCTCCAACACGGGCGGCGGCTCGGGAACGGGCTGGTACCTTGCGGATCTCTCCCGCCCGATCAAGCCCATCATCCTCCAGATGCGCAAGGCCCCGGAGTTCGTGGCCATGGACAAGCCCGACGACGAGAACGCCTTCATGCGCAAGAAGTACCGCTACGGCGTCGACGATCGCAAGAACGTCGGCTTCGGCCTCTGGCAGCTCGCCTACGGCAGCAGGCAGACCCTCGATGCCACGGCATATGCCGCGGCCCGGGCGGCAATGATGTCCTTCACCAATGACGAGGGCTCTCCCCTCGGCATCATGCCCACGCACCTCATTGTCCCGCCCACCCTGGAATCCGCGGGCAGGACGGTCCTCGAGGCCGAGAAGAACGCCGACGGCTCTTCGAACGTCTGGTACCACCCGGCCGAGCGCGGTGTCGTGCCCTGGCTGGCATAGGAAGGAGGAACCGATGAAGATCAAGTGCAAGTCGATACCGGACAGGTTCCGCAGGGCGGGGATGGTCTTCTCGAACTCTCCCGCGGAGTACGAGGTCAACGAGAAGACCCTGAAGGTCCTTCAGGGCGAGCCCATGCTCGTCGTCGAGATCCTCCCGGAAGAGAAGAAAGATCCGGAGAAGGAAAAGGCCCAGGGCAAGGATCAGTCCGGCAAGAAGGACAAAGAGAAAGAGAAGTAACCCAAATTGAAGGAGGCACGGAGGAGGGCGAAGGCCCTCCTCCCATACAGGCCATGGCATACTGCACGCTTGACGATATCACGAAGGCCCTGGAAGAGGCGCCGGTCCTCCAGCGCACCGATGACGAGCTTCTGAAGCCCGCCGCCATCGATC